TTTTTAAATCTTTTTAAATCTTTTTAAAAAAATTAATTTGATACTTTGTACCGCTAAGACAAAAAAGCGCGCTATGCGCGATTTAGGCGCATTTTTGAGATTATCCGATTAAACGTTTAAAATAGTCTTGTATATCGTCTAGGATATCCTGCTCATCTTGCGTGGTCAACACCAAAAAGGGACGGGCGGCAATCGTCACCTTTTTACCCCGTCCGGCTTTACCGCCAAATTGATGGATGGCGGCATAAGGTTCATTGGTGCCAACCGCGGCACTGTCATTATCATAACGACTTGTGATACTGTTCATCAGATTTTCGGTATCGACCAAGGGCGTGCCTTTCCGGTGTTTTATCGGCAACCACCGAGGACGACCACCGACATCAAAGTTTTGTTGTACCGCAGATTCCATTGTGCCGGCAATGCTGCGCATTAACGGCGTGCGGTCTTTGGCAGCATTAGTGAGCTTTTTTAACGTCGCCATGACTTGTTTATTATCAACATCAATTTCGATCATAACTATTGCCAAAAAAAATAAAGAGGGTATATTCATCATAGCCACTAGAAAAGCGATGAATCTCGAAGATCGCGAGCGAAGAGATGAAATAGACTCGGGACTGTGTGCGGTGGGTTCGAGCCCCGCCTAGTGGCTTACTCCTTAAATGCCTTTTCCCATTGCTTATCGCTAACCAACCTAAAAGACTGTAAAAAAATTTCGTTTTCTTTACTTAATGCTTTTAAAACCGCAAGTAATTTTTTGCCATTTATGTCTCTGTAAAACTGATACCCGGATTTATCTGCCACAATTTTATCAGGCGCATTAATTATATCCGGCAGAGCCGCATACTCCTCAAGCCCAAAATCCTGGCCGCCACGACTATTAAACTGCTTGATTAAGGTGTCATCCGAAAGCCACACTGTGCCGGTATTGACTTTCAGCAGTGCTTTATTTTCCTCAGCCAACACACCGGCGGCAAATTTGAGGTTCTTTGTCAAACTGTCACGCACGTGCAACATTTGCTCGGATGTGAGTTTCCCACCTTCGATGGCGGATGATTGTTTTGCCTCTTCTACTTGTTTAGCCAGCAGATTAAAACTGTGAACAAATTCGCCCTCGCGCATCTCCACTTTGGCAAACTGGTGTGCCAGTTTTTCCGGGTATAAGTCTAAATTAGGCTTATAGTTAAGTCGTCCCACATTGTAGTCAAAACCTTTATCCGCCACCCGCACCGTACCGTCAGGCAGTTTAAAGCCGACAGTGGTTTCGCGGTTTCCGAACTTGTCGGCGGGGCGGGCTACCCCAACCAATAAACCGTCGCTATTATCCGGCTTACTCAAGCCGCGCCGGGCTAAATCACGCTCTGCCAGGGCAATCACCGTACAGCGACAATTAAACCCGTTAGGTGGGTAAAAAGTCGTCCAAAACGGATCATCGTAGCGATAAATTTTACCGTTTAATGCCAAATGTGCCGGGCGGGTTCGCTCGTCTCCCACGGCGGAATATTGCCAATAAGGGCGGTTATCCACATTATCACGCAGACGCTGATAGCGTGCCGCCGCATAGGCGGATTGCATATTGACCCGGTAAATGGTATTGAGCCGTCGTGGCGTGCCAAAGTATTCGCCCGTTTGCGGGTCGGCTAATAAATTTCCGTCAATGCCACGACTGATCCGTTTATCCTTACCAAACACCCAGCCTTTACGCTCAAATTCAGCGACTAGTTCTTTTTTCCAGACCTTAAAGCCCTTGCCCTCGCGCATAGCAGTTTCTAACGATTGATAAATGTCTTTCGTCATCTCCAGGCTGGTTAGGCGTGCAATCGTCGTTGCCTTAGCCAGTGCGCTGTCATGTAACGCTTTTGCTTGCACCTTGCCTGCCAGCATTTTCTTCTGACGCAGGTATTCTACGGCTTCCGTCGGCTCCATGCCGATGGCAAATTTAATCGCGTCCGGCATTTGCCGCTCCTAACAAGTCTGCCAAAAACAAAGCACTAGTTAAATAATCCTGATGGGCTTGTGCGGTCAAATCCGGGTAAAGCTCGGCCAGCTTATCCGCCGCCTCCTCGTAACTGTTACATGCGCTTAACACCGCAACGGCTTTTTGCACCATCGGGTCGAGCTGTTGGTTAAAGTCGACCCGTGTCAATCCGTCGTCGACTAACTCGTCGAGCAAATCCTGTTCGGTTTTATCTTGTCCGACCGATAATGCCGCACGTCGCCCGTGCCCCAGGCAACCGGCACACTGGCAACCGACTACATGTGCCGAAAGTGCGGTTGGTTTTTTATCTTGATTTAAATCCTCGTTAAACTCGGTTTTAATAACACTTAAAACTGCCTCCCCCTCTTGCGCATCAGGGATGCCTAATTTTTCACGCGCCCATTTTTCCGGCACCTGCATACCCACCCCAACCAGCTTTGGCAGAGCGTCGGCGTATTTAGTTAAATCCTCGCGCTCTTTGGTGTCAAACTCAAAGCGTGGCATACGACTAAGATCTATATTCGGGTCGATGTTAAGCTGCAAAAACGGCAAGATGACCTGTTGTGTCACGGTTTGCGCAATTTGTTTGGCATCTGACACTAGCAAATCGTGCCGCACCTCATTGTGGATATTACCCAGCGCGTTGGTTGCGGTTTTACCGTCCACACCGGAGGTCAGCGTTTGGCCTAAAATAATGCGTGCGATAGTTTTCTCACACCAGTCGACCATCTGCAAAAACGGGTTGCTTTGCCCACTATGGCTGGCTGCATTATGCAGTTCAATTTGCATTGATTCCGGCATAATACCTGCCGCATTATGGCCGATTTGCGCAAGTGCACGCAGCAACGTCTTTTTCTCGTCGGCTGTCGCCCCCGCACCATATTTACCGATGCGAATCGGCATGCCGTAAAGCTCCAAAAACTCGGCAAAATCGTGCACACTGTAATGCTTAAACATATAACACCACGCCAGTGTACGATAAAGCCCCATGCGAGCGGCTTGCGCCGTACGCGACTTATGACTATGCACCACCCACCCAAACGGGCGCAACGGCTCGCCCATCGGGTTAGACGGGGTTTTTAATAGTAAATTATCGTCCTTATCCAGCTTAAACCAAGCCTGTGGGATGGGCTTGAATTTAAGAGGCCATTGCTTACCCTCCAGCAAATACCATTGGATTTCCAGCGCGCTAAAGCCGTGCCCCACCGCGTCCATGCAATCCAGTAAAAAATCATCTAGATAGCCGATGCGGTTAAACAGGGCTTTCACTTCCTCAGTGTGTTTTTCTTCTTGTGGGGTGGCGTCATCAGGGGCGACAATATCCCAGTCCAAGGTCAACAACGCCCGCTTGCGGGTACTAATATTCGCCGCAATATCCCCGTCGCGCTCCTCAATATCAACAAACAGCTCATGCTGGGCGGTAATATCGCCCATTTCCGCGTCCTCTAAAATGCTTTTTAATTTAGCGGGCGTGATTTTCTCACTAGGGTGGTCGGCAATTACCCGGCCGCTTGCAGTGACCTGCGCCTCTTCGGTTTGTGTTTCGGCAGGCGGAGTCAATAACTGTTTCATCGCCGCTTTGGCTTTATCCCATAAATTTGCCATCATTTAAATCCTATTTTAATGTTTCCATTTGCTGTACCCGAGATCGAGCTCGTTATCGTCATATTCATCATCGTCCAACGCGTCCAGGCCCATCCATTCGATTGGTGCGGCGCAGCTCGCCGCATTTTTAAAGAGCATTTCTAACGCGTCCGGCCCGTCGTCATGGTCGGCTTTCGGAAAATGGCGTAATTGCGCAATTAAGGTGGCTTGACTAGCATGTAGCATAATCAGTCCGTTTACCATATGCGGCTGTAGGCTCTCAATACGCAACATCTTGTCCGTATTAGGTTTAATTGCGATTGCCGGCACCGGGCAACCGCGCTGTGCCGAGCGTTTAACCAACTCATCCTTTAAAAATTCTTGGAATTGCACGGTCTCCACAAACCAGCGTTGACAGTGATATTGCTTGTGTAGTCTGATCACATCCTCAATAATCAAATCCGGCAGGCGTTTTTTGATTTGCGCCTCGACCACGTATAATTTGCCGGTGCTGCGCTGATAACCGCCCACCAAAATCGCCGACGGGTCACGACTAGCCCCTGCTTTACCTAATGAGGGGTCGAGTGCGCCAAAATAAATCAAATCCGACGGCAGCTCCGTCCAGTAACGGATAGCATTAGCAAAAATTGCGTCCTCACTGCTTACCGGGTCGTTTTGATATTCCGAATCAAAGGTAGCGTGGCCATCACGGGCACGGATTTTCATCAGTGTCAGCAACGGACGCGCCGCCCAACTGATTTCCGCGCCCTTATCCATTGCCGCGCGGTTGGCGTAATAAAACGCGTCAGCAACCGCCTCTCCCTCATTAAGATAAAAACTCTCCCATTTATCCCATAAGGCCATATCGTCCGGCATTTTTTTCAGGGCTTTAAATTTGGCGGTTTTCCAGGCTTTCGAGCTCAAAGTGCGGTTTAATACACTGTCGTAATGTAGGATAGTGCCGATATAGACCACATCCATTTTTTCGCCCGGCACCCCTAACGGCAGGACGGTTTTCTTTAGCCAGTCGTGCAGCTTGTCGCGTTGCTCCGCGCTGCGTACCAACTCGTCGTTTTCGATATCGTCCAAAATAACCAAATCCGGACGATATGCTCCATGGCGCAATCCCCGTAATCGTTTGCCGGAGCCCGCAATTTCGACTTTCTGATTAGCCTTAGTCAATATTGTGGTCGCCTGCCACACGCGCCCTTGCCCCGCCACTTCTGGAAAATCAATGCGTAAGCGTTGGTTAAATTCCAATTCTACTTTTATTGACTCAAGCATAGGGTAGGCTTGGTTAATGGAGTCCATCACGATCAGGGCGTAACGCTTTTGCTGGGTGATTAAGCAATACACGGTTAATAATTGCGACACTAAGGTGGATTTAGCCTCCCCGCGCGGTGCGGCGGTCGCCATATTAACGGACTTAGGATCAGCCAATACTTCGGGCAGCGTAGCAAACAGATAATCGTGCAACTCCGAGCGATGCGGTGAGCGTACATAATGCGGGAAATAATGCGACACAAAATAATCATAGCCCGTCACCGGGTCAAATACCTTTTTGCGACGTTCCGCAATGGCTTGTAAGCTATCGTCCCAGCCGTCAAATTCCGCTTCGACCTTTTGTCGTAAACTGTCGGCATAGGCGCGCAATTCAGCTAAAAACTCTTTACTTTTCATCTTTTTTATCCAGATATAATTGCAAAAAATCCGCCAGTTCCCGGGCGGCAATAGCTAAGGTCAGACGGTCGATCGGAGTAAGTTCGGTTTGCGAGATGTCGCAGGCTAAACCATAAGGATCTTTAAATACCACCAAGGCCGCCCCGTCAGCGTAAACCTGCAATCGCTCCACTTCGTCGGGGCAAAATCGTTCACCACTGTCGGTCTCAATGATTATCCGTGCCATTATTTTCTGAACTCCTTATCCAACACCGGGCCAAAACTGTCCAGTAAATCCAAAAAATCATTTAAAAGCTGTGGCTTATTGGTTTGCACGTGCTCGCCGAATCGTTTTACCGTTCGCATTGCCGCGGCAAATTCGGACACTTCCGGCACCAACCGTTTACTAGCCGCCACCATCTTGGTGTAACTATCGCCCAGGCCTTGTAACAGTTGAGCTTTATCGCTAATGGGCAAGTCTTTGCTTTGTTTTAGCTCGTCCATCAACTTTTCAAAATACAACACAAAGGTGGTCAGCATGCCGCGTGCCACATCTTCCACTTTGCCCCCAGCCAGGGTGTGTGCGTCGCGCACTTTATCCCAGTCATCACCGACCGCCTGCGCCTGTTTTTTCCAACGTCGCGCCGTGCCAAATGACACACCTGCTTTTTCGGCGGCCAGCTCAAGGGTTACACAATCAAACACATAGGCGTGGCGCACCGCCTTTTTGGTTTTATCGTCGTGTGCCACTAACCGCCCCCAAATCTTGCCTTAATCAACTCAATGCCAACCGATACCAGCAACCCGCCCATGCCGCCTGCCAGCACCGCTTTTGCGCCCAGTTTATCCATGCGCTTTTCAAGTTTTAGCAACCGTTCATCTAAATTCTCGACCCGCTCTCCTAAGCGGTCGATTTTATGGTTTGCCGCACGTGATAAATCTAATAACTCATCCAGTTTGGCTTGAGTTTGGGATGTTTCTTCTTGTTCTGATTTTTTAGGCTTTTTAAATCGTGCCGACATCATTTTTTATCTTCCTTGCTATCTAACTTTTGGTTAATACTGCGTAATTCATTGCGGATTTCGCGCATCATCTCGTCCACATGGCCGCCTTGCACCCTTGCCAGTTCTTTGCTTTGGTAAGTGTCTTTAATGCGGACTATATCGTCCTTATGCTCTTTTAAGTCGGACTCAAGCCGCTTAAACCACAGCCCAATAAAAAACACAGCAAGGCTAAGTACGCCGTTAAACACCATCGCTCCATTAATCTGCAGCTCCATGCTTCGCCTCCTCCGGGCAAATTGCCCTATAGGTGTCGTTATGTACCTTGATTTGGCGTAATGTCTCGGTGCTATCCTGGCGACTGGCGCGGATAATGCCAAACCCGTCACACGCTGTATTAGTCACGGAGATCTCCGCTTGCTGACAGGCTGTCAATAAGTTCGCTACGATTACGGCTATCCATGTTTTTTTCATTATTTTGGCGCACCCGTTGGTTGTTAAGTTGAGTTTTAATGACCGCACTTTGTTGTTTTACCCGGTCAATTTCCTGTTTGATTTCGCGGTTTTCGCTTTGAGTTCGCGCGGCACGCCATTTGTAATACGCCGCCAATCCCCAACTAACCGCCAATAATGCGGCAACCGCCGCCAAGCCTAGTTGTAATAAGGTCATTTATCCCCCTTTATAATCCCTAAAGGCGGCCACCGCCCCTTTGGTCGCTGCCGTGCCCACACACCCAAACATAAAGGTCGAAAATAATTCAGGGACGTAGGGTTTATCCATCACCACAGCAAACAGCATCACAAACAAACAGGCTACAAACCCGAAAAACTGGATTGTTGCGGTAGTGGACAAGCGTCCGTCGTTGTTGGTAATTAATTCTTTAGCGGCCATAATTAGTAATTCCGGATAATATAAAATGCGGTCGCAGCCGTGATGCCACGGTTACGCGCACGGTTATTTGCTGCATTACGACTTGGTTTGCAACGTGGCGTTTTATAATTTCCCCAGCCTTTAGGCGCAGTGGTGTTTTTAACCCGTTTACTCATAATCTACATGCCTCCAATTACATGTTCGGCCAATGGCATAAAGTCGTTATCAACCCACGCGGCTACATCAAAGCCCGGACAGATTTTGGCGGCAAATTCACGGTGGCCGTGGAGGGTTGCATGAGGGTATTGTGTCGCCAGGTCTTTGATTAATTGCGCCAGCGCGTCCCATTGGCGCAACGTGAAACGGTCGGTGCCGACCAAACAAATGCCAATACTGCCTTGGTTTTGCCCCTTACAATGCGCCCCGATTTCACCAACTTTGCGACCGGTTGCCACTGTGCCGTCGGTGTCAATCACAAAGTGATAACCGATGTGCTCAAGATGACGGTTAAAGGCGATAAAATTATTGATGTTGCGTCTAAACCCGCGCGCTGCGTGCCAGCTGTCAATGATGGCAGCAGCCGATTTGCCGTTTTTGCCGGTCTGTCCCAACCGCACGCCGTTCGGCGTAGCGGCGCAGTGGATAATGATTTTGTTGATTAATGCCATAAAAAAAACCTCAAAAGCGTGTATCTCTTGAGGTTTATTGTGATCTGATTTGACTTAAATAGGGATAGGAGCGGGTTCAGCGTCAAAATAGCGCCTGTTGTTCGGCGGTTTTCCGCGCTTTGTAAATAATATCCCAACCACAGCGGTCAGAAAAGTGGTATTTTGGGCACAACTCAATCATAGCTTGTCGCCCGCTGATTTTTTTCTCCTGAGTCAGAAAATCAAAATCCGCCTTAAATTGCTGATTGCGTAAGGTGCGCAAAGCTACCTCACAACGAGGCACATACACATATTCCGAGTAAAAAACGTCACGTAATTTAACCGCACTTTGCTCGCCTAATAGTTCGACCAATTTTTGATAGTATGCGTTGTCATCTGTCAGATACAGTGTCAACCCGCCAAAGGCTTTAATCAGTTTTTCGGTATCGGCGAAGCCGACTAACTCTATCATATCATGGACAATCGGCGGCAGTAGGTCAGCAACGTCTTGTAGTTCTAACTCCATAAAAATCTCCTTAAACGTTGTTTTAACGCGTATTAAAACACGAGATTTTTAAAACATCAGATATTCGGCAAAAAAATTATACAAAAAGGTTATATTTAGAAAACCAAATGTACATTATATTATATA